TTACTGTACTTAAATCTTCCACCAAAACGATTCATATCAACATCTCTTGCATAAATGCTAAGAGAATTAATGATATTTGTTCTCAAATCACTTGCGTTCGAAATACGGGAACTATTGTAATAAATCGCAGAATCAATCTCAACATAAAGAATTTTAAGATCAACAATTTTCTGATTGATTCCGGCAATGGAGTATTGCTTAATGTTATTCAGAATGTTTTGCTTATCGAAGTCAGAAATATATGTTCCGTTCTTTGGTTTAATACTAATTTGAACGGTTCCATATTGTGGTGGAGATAACTCTTCCCCACCAACAACAGAAACAGACTCTGTATTGGGATAGATTGACTGTATAATCGCTTCGTAGTCCCTTGAGGTGACCGCTCTATACTGTGCTGCGTAGAGTCTAGGGGCAAAGTACTTGACTGAGGAAACACTCTCTATATCGCCGCCATTCATTGCCTTCTGAATGGTTGTCACGGGGACAGATGCTGAAGGAATGACTCTAATATCACTCTGATCAACAAAGTTTCCTTGGAAATCAAAAGCAGAAGGTCCATTTCCTGCCTCACCATCAGTCACAATATAACGAACGGTGATGACAGAATTATTTTCTAACTGCTTACCAAAGTAACCATCACCAAACAGGAGTTCGTATCTTTCATCCTGAACTTCCTGAATCAAATAAATCTCTGAATTCTTATTCAGATTTAAGATATTATCAACTAACTTATACTCTCTTCCAAGTCCAGTATCGTTTATACCCTTGACATAAACACGAATTGTAGAAGAATCAATGTTTGGATTATCAAGAATGAATCTCTGGTCAGATAAGTTATTAACTAAGAACTGTCTGACAAGAAGTGAACCTTGATAGATTTCAATTGGATTATCTGCTGTTCCAAATTGTGCTACACCTGAGCGAACAAGTGCAGTAACGTCTTCTGGAATTGAGAAGCGATATGACGTATTATCGAACGATCCTACACATACCAGACCCGCTCTAAGGGTGATGAAATCACTTGCAGTAGTGGTAGGGACATCAAAGGTTATCTGTGCCCTAGAAGCGGTTTTAGAGCGGGGTACATAACCAATATTTCTTGCCAAAGAAACAACATTTTCCCTAACTGTTGCTGAATCTAAGAACGATTCATTGACAACTAGGTTGGCATTGAAAGAGTTAATATACGTATTATACGCAAGAGTATCGATTAAGACAGAGAAATTAGATCCTTCAAAGTCAAAATCCGTAAAATTTGAATTTGTACGGAGATATGACTTAATCTCTGCCTTAATTTGATCGAAATCTAGGTTAGTAAATTGAGTAAAAGGCATTGTTTATCGTGTTGCCTCTAATAAGAACGAAAATTGCTGTGTCGGAATCTGTTGTCCAACAATATCGAAGATAATATTGACATCAAAACTGTTTTCATCAGGTCTTGGATCGACCTGAACCCTCAAATTTGCCACTCTATCTTCATAAAAATTGACTGTATTACGAATTTGGTCTTCAATTACAGTCGCAGTACCATAATCGACGAATTCAAACAGACTTTTACGAATATTAGTCCCTAAAGTTGAGTTAAAAAACCGCTCTGTAGGGATAGTTTCAACTAAATTTCGTACTGCTCTCTTAATCGCACGCTCATTTGTCAAGACAGGAAGGTCTTTTGTCACAGGATGTGGGTCAAAAGAGAAACTAATATCCTTAAATGCTTTTGAAGTCCTCTGAACTGCCATTGAAAGGGTACTTTTCGTTCAATTATTTATAGCACTACCCAGAAATCTTGCCATAATAAGGTTCTGTACCATAATCCCAGTCATCATAATCATCATCATTACGAATTTTTTCGTGAATTTCATTCTGATGACTAAAATCATGCTTTTTAGGCGTCAAATCATCATTTGCAATCTCACGAAGCATCTTCTGATGCTGATCATTTGCTAAATTATCTAAAAAATCATTCTTTGGTGTCATTGATCCATAATCCGAAACAAGTTTTGTGGTTCCCCACATCTCATACATGTAGTCAGAATTTCTATCGACAGGTGATTGTCCCATTTTGCTCCTGATTTACAACGAAATCAGAACTTTTAGAGGGGTTGCTATCCCTTAAGCGTATTTATCGGCATAAAAAAAGGGGCACGTGCCCCCTACACTTAACCTTTACCTTGCCCCCGATAGGGTTTACGTGCTTTATTGCGAGAAGACGCGGCATACTTCGTACCACCCCCAGCTCCTTGACGAGACTTTTTAGGAGGTCCAGGAATATAAGAGCTCTTATTCAGACCGACTTTTGCTTTTGCCATAATTAATTTACCTTAATAACCTTAGTTTCAATATTCGAGGGGTTTGGAGAACCTTTCTGATAAAACTCTATCGAAAGGTCCTCCATAATATCGAAGTATTCCTCTTCTGTCAAGTTCTTGAAGAGAACTTTTCCTTTATGGAAAATTGTATACTTCTCTGTAGACATCAGATCACTCTTGTCTTTTCGTGTCCAACGCGAACGCGAGGATCACACCAAATCTCAAAACCTGCTTCCTTTGCATCCAGACAGAATGATACATCCTCTCCACACATATCTTGAACCTCACCAGATTCAAAGACTTGCATCTTCGGAGCAAACCAAGGATACTTCATATCATCATGCTCAAATACACCATTCTTAATTAACAACCATCCAAAACCAGTGTAGTCAACAGTAAATGGCTTCCGACGCTTACTGATACTCTCTCCAGTCTCATGATTCATTACACCACCATTGTTACGGAAATCATCTTCCTCTAACCAGTGTGCAACCGAGGTCGTCTGTCCATCCTCTGTCATATACCAACCTGCTGCAATATCCTTATCCATAAGGATTAACTGATAAAACTTCTCAGTGTTGAAAACAATATCACTATCAATCCACAATTGATAATCATACTTCAACTTGCCATCCCATGGTTTCTGATCAGGTCCTCTCAGAACATTTGCTCCAAGACACTTACAACGTGCAAAGTTCACCATTGAACTATAGTCCTGTGAAATCTGAATGCTCGCCCCAGACTGTACAAGGTCAAAACACAGTTGTACAAAATTCTTTAAAAACGTGTAAGATACTCCGCGCCCTGGAAGACAAAATACAATAGTCTTCCCTCGAACCATTTCTCTTGCTAGATCAAAATCCCACTCCGCATCTTTCTTTACCACGGGGGTTTTTGCCTTTACTGTAAATCCTTTCGTCATAACTTAAGTCAACTTTGAATTTGAATCGATTCATTCAGAATCATAACGCATTATCTATACGATGTCAATATCTAGTCCTTACGAACCTCTGTAATTATAATACAGTTTCCTTCGACTTCCATATTAACCTCAGTGCCCTCATACCACCCATAATCATTCAGTATCCACTCAGGGATAGTCACATAATACTCCCCAGTTATTGGATCGACCTCTACAGTCGTTATATTTTCTCCGGGATTTTTTTGCATTTCGTGTAATTGTGTTTCCATTTTTGTTTTATATAGAAAAACTTAGAGTTCTATAAAGAGCTGGCAAAAGCAAGACTTTATAGCTTACAGGGACCCATGGGTTTTATATACGGGGGGCTTATAAACCGCCACACGCGCCCACGGGGCGGCGGCACCCCGACGGGGGCACTGCCTACCACGAACCCAGGAGACTGTCAACCCCTACCCACTACTCAAAGCAGGGGATAGCGGCGACTGCCTCATCGTGCCACAACTCAGCGAACTGCCCCGCGATGGCAAAGGCACTGACGCCCAGTTGAGGTTGCAGACGCGACCCCATGGGGGTGTCGTCGTTGCGGCGACCAGTCCAAACGATGCGACGGGTCTGGAGGTCGGAGGACATGGAGAGGATCATCGGAGTGCCTTGCGGTTAGGAGTATTGTAGCACGAATCAGGCGAGGCGCATCCCTGAGAAGAACGGGATAGGTGCGCCGTCGTACTGAACGAACCATGAGAAGTCTTTAGAGAAGACCCGCTCCCCTTCCATACCAAAGGCGCTCAGGATGGCATTGAGGCGGGATTTCGTGGTCTTAGACTGCCACCCACCGTCGAACAGTTCGATCCAGGTCTCACCGATACGGGCGATCAGGTTGCCGTGCAGGTAGACATCAGAAACGTTGGAGCAGGTCACCACCTCAGTATTGGTGGATTTCCAGTCGCGGTCACCCTTGATAGCGGCGATCATTTCCTGTTCAATCTTACGCATGATGCTTTGGGGTTGTTTGAACTGAGATTAGTATAAGGGGTCAGGCAGCGATCAGCGAACCCATTGTGACGGTTTGCAGTTTGACCTCAACCCAGTCGTAGTTGCAGTCTTCCTTCATGCGGATAGCACATGCCTCAGCAGTGGACTTGCAATCGAACAGGGCAGGACCAGCAGAGTCTGCACCCTCATAATCCCAACCACCAAAAACGACGTAGACTTGCATTGTTTTGTTTGAACTGAAGTCAGTATAAGGGGTCAGCGGGCGATGAGGTCGCCAGTGGTGTGCAGTAGGTCTGCTGTCACAAGGCGGACGGG